TACTGAAGAACAGCTTGCTAAAATCCCAGAAAAGTTTAGACCTACTGGGCTTGTAACACGCAGTGAAGTTCAAGTGCGTGATTTTGGATATGTTCGTAATAACCCTGAGGTGATTGTATGAGTGAATTTATTGTTGATAGTAAAACTGTAGAGCATGCCATTGCTAATCCGTTTGATGGGAATAAAAATCCAGTAAATGCAGCATATGGACGTGCCGCAGAACCTTTTCTGAAGAAATTTTCTTCGCAAGAATTAGGTATACCATTTAGTACCCCCACGCTAGCATTAATACGCAAGATGTGCCCAGGCGCTAATGCTGGCTTTATGTGGCAGGGTAAAATTGTAATTTATTGTGATGGTATTTATGTGCAAGATCCAGCTATTTTAGAAGTGAAGCTTGACTGTGGCAATGATGTTACTTTGTCTAAAAATGAATATGCATTTATGAAATATTGCCTCGAAAAGAATATTCCATATTATTTAGGATTTGGGAAATTGTTAGATAAAAAGACATATAAATGCCAATATTTAGGGGTAGTACAATTTACAGAAGCTTTGTCTAAACGTGGACCCAGATATCAGGTTTCAGAATTGATGTAAATTAAAAGGAACAACCAAAAGCTGTTCCTTTGTTTCATCTAAATTTACTAAATTTGTTACAAAGTTTACTAAAATAACTGTGTACTTTTTTCAGGTTGCGGTGTATAATTACTTGTACGCTGATAAAACAACCTGGAAAAAGTATGAAATTCGTTCCTTCTCGCTGGAAAGACCTCTCGGAACAGCAACAAGCTGTTATTCGTTGGGTCATCGAAGACAAAGGTTCCCTCGAACTGATGGCTCGTGCTGGTTGTGGAAAGACTTACACGATCATGAAGGTCGTGGATGCCATTGTTGAAGGTAAGCTCGGCGATATCGCTATCATGGCTTACAACAAATCCATTGCTGATGAACTCAAAGGTAAGCTGGAAAAGACTGGCTATGATTGGAGAGTTGCTCAAGCTGGAACAGTTCACTCTTTCGGTTACGGTGCTTGGAGAAAGATTGCTCCTCACGTTCAAATCGAAAACAAAAAGATGCACAACATTGTTCAAGAGCTTGGCTACGATCAAGGTGGAGAAATCTTCCTGTTTGCATCTGAAGCAATTGTTAAGCTTTGCGGTTATGCAAAGCAACGTGCAGTTGGTCATCTCTGCTCCATCGATGATACATCGGTTTGGGTTGATATGTTCGAACACTTCGGTCTCGAGAACGATATCACCGAAGACGTCGATACCTTCGATGTTATTAAGGCCGCACAACGCGCCTACCGGGTTTCTCTCAAGCAATGCCGTGAAGTTATCGATTTTGATGACATGATTCTGGCACCTCTGATTTTTAAAGCTCGCTTCTGGCCCAAGGACTGGGTTGCAGTTGATGAATCGCAAGATACGAATCCTGCTCGTCGTGCATTGGCTCTTGCAATGCTCAAGCCTCGTACTGGTCGTATGATTTTTGTTGGTGATAACCGCCAAGCAATTTACGGTTTCACTGGAGCTGATTCTGACTCCATGAACCAACTGAAGGTTGCTACTGGTGCCAAGACTCTTCCGCTGAATGTTACTCGCCGCTGCCCTAAGACAGTTGTTGAAATGGCTAAGCGTCTGGTTCCTGACTTTGTTGCTCACGAAGATGCTCCTCAAGGTGTTGTTCGTGCTATCGAATACAAGGACCTTGCTGCTGAAGTTCTTACCAAGACTGATGCAATTCTCTGCCGTAATACTGCTCCTTTGGTTCAAACTGCTTACTCTTTGATTGCTAAGGGTGTTGCTTGCCGAGTCGAAGGTCGCGAAATCGGTACTGGCCTTATCAAGCTGGCCCGCCGTTGGAAAATCAAGACCCTCGACAAACTGCTTGTCAAGTTGGAAGATCACCAAGCTCGCCAAACTGCTCGCTTCATGAGCAAGGGTCAAGAAGAACGCATCGAAGGTTTGGTTGATCAATGTGATTGTCTCCGTGTAGTTATCAGCCGTTGCTTACTGGCTAAGAAGACCAGCATTGACGATCTGGTTGCAGACATTGACAACATGTTTGGTAACACCAAGGAAGGTGAAGCTCCTAAGGTTCTGACTCTCAGCACCGGGCACAAATCAAAAGGCCGGGAATGGGTCCGTGTATTTCTTTTGGATCGCGCTAAGTATCAACCATCTCCATATGCCAAGAAAGAATGGCAATGTGTTCAAGAGTCTAACTTGGAATACGTGATGATCACCCGTGCAATGTCTGAACTAATCGATGTGGTTACAACTTCGGCTTAACCATTCGACCAGAGTAAAATCCTAATGGTGGTAAGTCTTCCTTAGAAATAAGATGTGAAGACTTACCGTTAGTTACCCAATATTTTCCAAATACTCCATTTTTATTTCCAAGCTTGGCATTGCTTTTATTTGCTCGCTGCTCTGCAGATAGATTTCTCTGAGCATATGAAATAGCAGCTTTATGTTGTTCAGATAACAAAGCTCCAGGTTTTCCAATCTTAGCAGCAGAACATTTTGCTTTTGTTTCGGGATTAGACATTGCATCTTTCATTCTTGCAGAATGTTTATTCTTTTCAGCTTCTGTCCATTTTCTTCCAGGCTTTCCCTTTAATGGATTTGGACATCCTTTACGAGCTTTTCTAAAGAGTGCTTTTGCTTTCTCGTATCTATGGCTATTACATTTTTCTATTCCAGAAGAGAAGCGCATAAGTCCATAAACAGCAGATCTTCTGGCCTCTCCTATGGTCATTTTTGTTAGAAGTAAATGACACAGATAATGTTCTCTAAGAGTTAAATAAACTCCATTCCAAGGATTTTCTTTCAATGACCGATATTCAGGAAACATTAACTTGCCCTTAGGTAAAATATGATGTAGTTCAGTCTGCACATTTAGCTCTCTATTGGCTGCACGGACAATAATGCCCCAATACCATTTGGAGTATTTGTTGTTTTGAAACTTTGCTTCAGATAGTATTTTTGGGTCCAAGATTACATCTCCAATGATCAGTGTTATAATCTATTTATAGGTCAACCATTAGACTTATGAACTGAAAAGGAATAAATGAAATGACTGCTCTTTTGCATATTCTCTGGTTTCTTGGGTTTGCTCTGTCTATCCATCTGGTGTTTATGTTTATTGGCTTCAATGGATTGACGAACATGTTCCCTGAAGGCAAGCGAGCCTGGCACTTTCCTGCCCAGCTTCTGACTCTAGTTTTCTTTGCGTTGATGGTGTTATATAATCCATTTATAACTTGGAGTTTTAAGTAAATGGAATCATTTTTAGATAGAGTTAATGATGTTATTCAGGACCTTGAAGACGCTAGAGGTAAATGTCTGGCTCTTGGTTTAGATACATTAGCTCTTAGACTCCACGAGTCTGTAAATACGATGCTTGATCTTAAAGATCAAATGGATAAAGTTAATATAGCTGCTCCAGCATGTTATAATAATTCTGCAGAAATAATGGCAATGGTAGCCAAACAACTTATGGAGAAGGCTAATGAGCAAGGCAAAGACTATTGATCCAGAAGATGTCAAGGATGAAATACTTCTTGCTACATCTGAGCATGCTGCAGAAATTGCGGATAAGATTGATGCAAGTGATAATCACGCAGCACTTTACTTTGGCGTAAAGTATATTGAAGGTGATGATAAGGTAAAAGAAGCAGTTGAAACTTATATCATGGCCGTTGGATATTTTGGCATTCTTGGTGAAGGTTTGTATTCTGAACTCCGCGATCAACTTGAAAACGGACAGCCAAATTTGTTCGCAATCCTCCGTGATGTTATCCATGATCTTGAAGAAGATATGAACATTGACCCTGACGAAGACTTTGGACTAGACGATGACGAATCAAACAGAACTATCCATTAATCCAAATCGCATTGAGCTTGATGAAGCTTATATGCGGATGGCAGAAGTGTGGGCACAGCGCTCTAAAGCAAATCGTCTTCAAGTCGGAGCCATCATTGTAAAGGATAAGCAGATTATCTCCGATGGTTATAATGGCATGCCATCTGGTTCGCGAGATGAAGTTTGCGAAGAACTTGTCGACGCTGATGGTCCAGGATTTGTTGCTGGAACTTACACTCGAACAAAGGCAATTGTTCTCCATGCTGAGTCAAACGCTATTCTGAAAGCCGCAAAGAATGGTGGACAAGGTCTTGAAGGTGCTACGATTTATACAACCTATTCGCCATGCCCAGAATGTGCAAAGCTTATCAAGCAAGCTGGTATTTCTCGGGTAGTTTATCGTCATAACTATCGGTTGCTTGATGGTATTGAAATGCTAATGGCTCTTGATGTTCCTGTTGTCCAATTGAAAGGTTGATGATGAAAGTAAAAGGTACTGAAACAACTAGTCGTGAAGTAAACATTTCGATTAGTCCTCGTGATGTGTTTACATCTCTACGAACAGAAGTCTTTTCAAAGTTAAAGCTTCCCTCATATGATGTTCCGTTTATCAAGGATGGAAAAATTCTAGTTGAAGAAGAAGAACATGGTCATACTACTTCTTGGTCCACTAAGGTTCTGTTTGAAGTTCCTTCAGCAAATCAATTAGATGCTATTAAGACATTCGAAATGCTTAATACTCTAATGCAAAAATTGGAGATCAAATGACTACTTCTGCTGATATGCTCGGTCAATCTGGTATCCTTCGTAATGCACGTATCATTCGTGAAGAATTTGATCCGCTGTGTTCTGACCACCGTGATTCACTTCGCGAGTTTTTGGATACTGGTAATTGGGGTAAAATACAATTTTATCCAGAAGCTCCTTACTTGAATGTGCCAGAAACGGTTCTTCGTAAGTTAGCTATTTGGGCACTCGAGAATAAGTGGTGAAAACAGAACTTAATACACGAACACTTTGGTTTGATGGGACTAATCAGGTTATCCCTGATGATGTCCCGAGTCTTATTTTGTCTGGGTGTTCTTTGGATCAGATTGTTGTCACTGCACTGAATGACGATGTGAATCAATTTAATCTCATTGAAGATGAGATGATAAGTACTGAGAAGAATGAAAACAAACCATTCAACTTCGATTACAACATCCCCGAAGAATATAGAAATTTAGATGTGCTAAAATATCTTCTTGAAAAGATGCAGCCTCCCAAAAAAGAATATGCAGATAGACTTATAAACGAATGGAAAGAGATTCAGAAACGTGAAATGGAACCGCTGATTAAGACTCTGATCTATATCGTAGATAAATTCAAAGAATCAAAAACAGTTTGGGGAGTTGGACGAGGTTCATCCTGTGCTAGTCTTGCTTTATTTCTGATCGGGCTTCATAAGGTTGATCCGATCAAGTTCGGCATCCCCATGACTGAGTTCTTCCACGATTAGCATTAGCGCCGGTCAGGTAATAAATATCATTACAGCAACCTATATTTATCCTATATTCCTTTTTCGGAGAAACTTCTAATGAGTAAAACAGCCCGTAGCGCCCGTGGTGATATTGTTGATTTTGACTTGCTTGCTATTAAGCAACAGTTGGCGACGACACCCGTGCCCGTTGGAGTTAACCAGCGTAGAAAATTTATTGATGAGAAAGATGGCATCAAAACTAAAATTAATACTATTACGCCACCCGCACTTCCATCTGCATTGTCTATTGCTATGGAAGCTGTCACTGAAAGTGCTGCCGCCGGAGATGCAGTGGGTGATGTAGAGTTTGCTATCGAAACAGTATCTGTTGTGACTGAACAGGCTGCGTCAACGGCATTGCCAATCGTATCAAAGTCATTTAAGAAATAAATTCTATTTCTATAACAAATCATATCCGGAGAATAATATGGCCCTTCGTCCAGTGAAGAATACATTTTTGTTTGAATTTTTTGCTACTACTTATGGTGGTAAATTCGTAGACAGAAATAGTGGGAAGATTATTCTCACTAATCAAGACATTAGCACTCAAGCAACTCAAGCACGGTGGGGACGAGTAACTGCTATTGGCGAAAAGGTTACTGACTTTAATGTTGGTGACATCGTATTGATTGAATCTTTACAATGGACGCTCGAAATGAAATTTGAAGGTAAGTCTTACTGGAAATCCGACGATACAAAAGTTATTGCTATTGGCGAAGATGAAAGTGTGACCTTCGCTTACTAAAGGATACCAATGTTATTGCGCGATTTGTTCCATTCACCACCACTGCATGAAGACTTTATAAACAAAGCCTTTATTGATGAACCAGATTTTAGTCCTCGATGGTCAAAAATAGTTGGGACTATTGACGGACGTGATGTGTGGGGTAGTCGTTGCTGGGGTGAACACTTAGATGTTTATGCCTTTAGAGATGATGAATCATTAGAAGCATTTATAGTTATTGACACAAGTGTAACACCGCACGCGCTAGTTAGAATTTCATCTAACATAAAGGGCAAAGGATTAGTCACAACTCTTCTGGGATTTGTGACTAAAAAACTTGGTAACCATTTAATCATTGCAAAATCAGAAATGATGTCGGCTGATGGTCAAGAATGGTTGAAGAAGTTGATTCTAAATCCTCATGGTTTTGAAATTCACGACGGCCACGGTAATAAAATATTGCCTTCACAGATAGATGATGAACTGAAAAAAGCTAAATCTTCTAAACAGCCCGGCGATCTTGAGATTTTTATTGAGAACCAAAGATCACTTCCTTTATGGGGGACAGGTTATCGTATTATGAATGAAATGTCTCAAACTTTAACTTCAGAGGACATAGAATAATGTTTTTTGCTACACTAGTTCTATTATCTGCCTTTTTGATTGAAGGTATCGGAACATATGTTTCAGTTGTGGGGTTGTCTTCATTATTTGCAGCAAACCCTGTTATTATTGTTCTAGCTATTGCACTGGACGTTGGTAAGGTTGTAACAGTATCCTTCCTCTATAAACACTGGAAGAAGGTAAATGTGCTAATGAAAACCTATATGACGATTGCAGCAATCGTCCTTATGGGTATTACTTCTGCTGGCGCATTTGGATATTTGTCTGCTCAGTTCCAGAAAGCTATTGTTAACACTAACGAATCTGGGGTCTTAATTGCTTCATTAACAGATGAGCAAGGGCGACTACAGAAACGAAAAGAAGAAATCGATGCTCAAATTTCCAAGCTACCAGATAATATGGTTGCTGGACGTAAAGCATTGTTTAAACAGTTTGCTCCAGAAGTAGATCGAATCAATGTTCGTTTGGTTGAGATTGACACTAAACTTCCCGAGCTAAAGATTGCAACACTTCACCAAAATGTTGAAGTTGGTCCAATCATTTACATTGCTGAAGCTTTTAATACAACTCCAGAAAAGGCTGTTAAGTGGGTGATTTTAATTATCATCTTCGTATTTGATCCACTTGCTATTGCGCTGCTTCTCTCTGGAAACTTTCTTATTGAGAGACGTGACATAGATGCTAACGAGGCACTTAGTATCGTGAGCGATGATGAGGATGATACTCCTAAAGTAGTTCCTGCTAAGGAAGCAAACAAGCATCCAGACCCAGCACCTTTCTTTAACGGGGAGATGTCAAGCCCTCTAGTGTCAACAGCGTCTGTGGGAACTCCACCACCTATGAATGGAAATTATTTCATTCAAAGCCCAACACAAGCTATGACGTCATGGACATCTACTACCACGTATGATGAATTGCCTGAAGCTGTAGAAGTAGCTGATACTAAAACAGCAATAGCTGAACCAGCAGTTGAAGAAGAACCATTAGAAGAAATAGTTGCACAGCCAGTTGAAGAACGTGAGGTTATAAAACTTGAGCAGCTTCAGAAGCACCCTGAACCCAAACTTTATAGATCAATGCTTGAAGACTTTGGGACCCACTCAGATATAGAAGCTGATGTTGATTCTAGAAGAAATTTGCAAGCCTTGCGCAAGACATATTCCGATCCTGGAGATGCTGTCACCGTTGGCGGACCGTTCTAAATCTGATTCAAGTTCTCTTTAGAGGTGTCATATGGTATAATAACCCATGACACCTCTTTTAGCATGACACGAATAAATTCAAATTTAGATCCTAAAACTCTCAAGCGCATGCATTTGATTGCAGAGTATCGAGAGATTACTATGGTGCCTGCAGCACTGCGCAGAAGTTTGCGAACCAAATCTAAGCAAGACGTTCTTGCTAGTATTCCAAAAAAGTTTACACTTAACGCTGGACATGTTAAATTCTTTTACAACAAGCAAGGGTTCCTAATTAAGAGGTTCAATGCTCTTGTTGCTGAAATGAATTGTCGTGGTTACAAATATGATCTATCTCGTGCAGACGCTTTCTTGGGGTTTGATAACGAATTCAACCTCAACTGGCATTCCACACCAGAAGATGATGTCATAGTTCAAGAACGAATCGCATTGCGTATATCTGAAAAGCCTCACCTTTACATTGGAGATTAAATGAAGCCATCTATTTGGGTTGAAAAATATAGACCCCGTTCGATCTCTGACGTTATCTTTCAAGATGCACGACAACAAAATGCATTTGAAAACTTTGTGAAGGATGGTGACATTCCTAGTCTGTTGCTATCTGGTATCCAAGGAACAGGCAAGACAACTATTTCGAAAGCTCTATTGAATGATTTGGGCATTGATCGCTCTGACGTTCTTCGAGTAAATTGTTCTGATGAAAAGATCGATGCACTTCGTTCTAAGGTCACCAACTTTGCATGGACAATGCCTCTTGGCAAATTCAAAATTGTTCAGCTTGAAGAGTTTGATTACCTCTCGTTGGATGGTCAAGCTTTGCTTCGCGGCTTGATTGAAGATACTTCTAGTTCATGTCGCTTCATTGCTACCTGTAACTATGAGAACAAGGTTATCCCTCCTCTCAAATCCCGTTTTCAGCAGTTCTATTTCAAAGCTCCTGATAAGGACAACATTGCTGGGCGCATGGTTGAAATCCTCGATAAGGAAAAGGTCGACTATGATGCTGAAGATTTGCTGACATACATCGATGTTGGTTATCCAGATATTCGTAAGACTATCCAACTGCTTCAACAGAATACCCAAAGTGGTAAGCTCCTTAGCCCATCCAATGCAGCAACTGAAGGTGATTGGAAGTTTGGACTGCTTGATGCAATTGCTTCAGGTGCCTTTAAGAATGCACGCAAGCTTGTTTGTGAATCTGCTACCCGAGAAGAGCATGAAGATGTGTTCACCTTCTTGTATCAGAACATTGAGAAGATGAAGGTCAAAGACAAAGAAGCAGCGATTGTAACGATTGCATCCTATATGAAGGGTCACATTCAAAGCTCAGACACTGAATTGAATTTGGCTGCAATGTTTATTGAATTGAGCAAGCTGTAATGGCAACTTATAATCAAGAATTCATTGATATGGCTAGAAAGACTTTACCTAGCGTCATAGCTAAAGAACTATGCGAGGTGCAGCCAATGTCGGGTGAAATTTTTACACAAGCAATGGTTGAAGGTAAATCTGAAGAATGGCTTATTGCGAATGGATATGAGCCTGTTGATTCTCAGACACGGTTGATGTGGGTAAAGAAAAATGGCCACCTATAAGTTAGATATATTTGATCTCCTTGGAAAGATTAACTCTGCGAAGAGTGGCGACATCTATTCTAAGTTGAGTGATGATGAGAAGAAAGGATTTGCTCCTCTCATTGTTATGCGCTGGTTATCTGGAACATCAGATGAGCGTCAAATTATCTTGCTCAACGAGTTTGTGAATAAGTATGTCTTCACATTGGGCAAGCATCCACATCTCTTGATGCAGCTTATGCAGGTAGCATCCTCAAAAACAAGTAAACGTTATCAATGGATTGGTGTAAAATCTAATAAGAAGAACAACCACTCTCGTAAGGTTGTTCAAGAGTATTTTGAAATGTCAGCGCGTGAAGTTAATCTCATGAATCCGTTTCCAGGTGAAGTAGAGATTGTGCAAATGGCCGATGAACTCGGATGGCAGAAAGAGGAGTTAGCAGCTCTAAAAAAGGAATTCAAAGAATGACTTACCGATATAAATCAGCGAAGCGCCATGATAGCACTCGTAAAGAGCGAAAGGTTACTTGGCGGAGAGTTACTGGGTTGATGAAGGAATATCCAGAATGTGTTATTGCAAATGGCCAAGCATATTGCAACCATGTATGGGACCCCGCCCATCCTTGGGTATGGGTTGATTTTCGTTTCTTCCACACTAAATTGAAGCGCTATTTCGCTTGTGCTATGGTTACTGCTGAGTATAAAGCATATGCACAGGTTGAAGATGCTGCATGGGAAATTGCAAGAGAGAATTATCCATATGAAGAACATCGCACTGGCTTGCGCGGTATTGAACAATGGAGATCGGAACGTTCTGAAAACGATGATAACCGATTCAAAATGTTCAAAGAAAAAGTCGCTGAGCTAGGATTGAATACTTATAAAGAAACTCCTAGAATTCTAGCTAAGGACTATGGCGAGCTTGTCGTGGGGGTCTGGGCAACAGTAAATAGACCATATATCGACGAGGCATACATTGCAGAATTTATAGACTTCTATCGAAGCCTCGGCGAACCAACTAAACCAGGCCTTGTCTGGAAAGGTGAAGAGATTGAAGTCATACCAGCGAACATCTACAAAAATGACAGAAGCAGTTCTACTTGATAAGGAGCAGATAGCTGCTCGACGTATTCCGCTTGAGGATGCAGAAGTATCCTTAGGTAAGAATGCGAACTGGTATTGCCATTATTGCAAGCGCAAGATGACAACTGAATCGGTATTCATGAAGCATTTTTGCGAACCTAAACGTCGCACGCAAGAGCTCATGAGTCCTACTGGCCAAGCAGCATTCGGTTATTACAATGAGTGGATGCGTCTATGCCGCAGATCACAGCAGAACTCTGCAACATTTCTGGAATCAAAATTCTTTAGAACCTTTATCAAGTTCGCACAGATGGTAATTGATGCGAACATTGGCAAGCCAGAAAAGTATATGGAGCTAATGATTGCTGGAGATGTTGATCCTACTCTATGGTGCAGAGCTGATGCGTACTCAATCTATTTGAAGTGGGATGACAAGAATAGCGATCCTATTACTGAAGTTCAGGATTCTATCAACTACCTATTTGACATTTGCGAGAAGGAAGGAATCCTAACAAGTGAAAGAGCTCCAGATATTACAAAGATTCTGTCTCATCTTGGTGCGCAGAGAATTATTGTTCTTGTTAGACAGAAGCGTTTGACCCCTTGGCTTTTATTCTGTGCTCCATCATTCAGCCCTATCTTGAAGTCTCTTGACAGTGGTCAGCGTGGTGCACTAGACAGTATTATCAATGCTGAATATTGGTCAAATAAATTTAAGTCAAATAAATCAACAGTCGAATCTGTAAAAGAAATCGCAACTGAAATTGGATTGTAAATGGACGTCGATATTGATACACCTACTAGCTTTAAGCCAGGGACTTTGTTTCCTTGGACTAGAGCGAGCATAGTAAAGAATGATGAGATGGCTCCGCATCCTTGCGGATACTATCCTCAAAATATTCCAGTAGATCAAATCACTAAGCTCTCCGCTATCCCTTATGGTAGTGCAGAAGAGTTGGGATATATGAAGATTGACTTCTTGCACTTAGGTGTTTATGATTACTTTGAAACACGAGAAGAGATTGATGCGCTACTCGAAGAAGAACCAGATTGGGGGTTATTGCTGATACCCTCAGAGCAAGTAAAGTTGTTTCAACTTGCAAAGCATGGTGATATTTTAACGGCTGTTAAGCCAAAGAATATTGAAGAGTTAGCAGATGTGCTAGCTCTTATTAGACCAGGCAAAAAGCAGTTGGTAAAGCTTTACCATTCCCAGCGAGATGCTACTCGACGTATCCTTTATGCGAAGGATGAGAGCGGCTACTCATTTAAGAAGTCCCATGCAATTGCTTATAGCTTAGTAATAGTTCTGCAATTACATTTAATTTCAGCAGGCATCATATGAAGTCAGCAGGGTTTAATTTTGTATCCCATTTCTGGTGGGAATAATATTTATGCCCAGTCTCGCTCTCTAAAATAGGCCACAAATCTTTTCCAAAATTAAATCTGAATTTTGACATAGATACTGGAAATTCAGATTCGAATTTAAGTAGATGCCATCTTTTAAAGAATTTAAATGATGGTATGCCATTTATCCTGTCACACAATATTAAATAGCGAGATTTAAATTCTTCATTTGAAATACCAGAACAATTTGGGTTACCCATTCCACTAACTTGTATAACTATTTTAGCTTTCTGATTTTCAGAAATTGTTCTACCTTTTTGAACTTTTGAATGATTTATTCTTTCTTGTTCTGTCCAAACTTTACCGGTTGTAGAAAACTTTTTACGATAAAATAAATTGATGTTAAGCGTGTTCGAAATATGTTCTTCAATTAAGAGTTGTTCTGCATTATAGATTTCAAGTGCATCACTAGACTTCAATACTATTTCCCATTTAAAATTCTCAAATCCTAATTGCTTGACAATTTTTGAAGAAGTGAAATAATTTATCCCTAAATCATTTTCGGGAGATGTCTTTATTCTTTTAGAGGTCCTTGAACCGATATAGAATTGTTTGGTAGTTAAATGGGTGCCGATATAAACATAAAATCTCATAATGCTCTCCTTCAGTTATTTATACTGAAGTCATT